ACAACAGGTTCCGCTCTAGAGAATCTGTCCCCCGAAAACAGAAGCGTGTCATTAGAATGTGTATGGACGCTTATGATAAGATCGGAATTATCAGAAATGTAATCGACCTTATGGGTGATTTTGGTACGCAGGGCATCACCCTAGTACACCCCAACAAGAGAATTGAGAGATTCTACAAGAGATGGTTTGAGAAGGTTGGTGGCGCCGAAAGGTCAGAAAGATTTCTTAATATCTTATATCGGTGTGGCAATGTTGTTGTCCGACGAAGGACGGCAAAACTAACAAGGAAGCTTGAAAAAGATCTACAGAAAGCTTCAGGCGCAGACTTAGATCCAGAGATTATCAAGCACGCTAAAAAAGAGGTTCCGTGGAAGTATGATTTTCTTAACCCTCTTACCGTAGAGGTGATTGGTGGCGAGCTAGCTGTTTTCGCTGGCTACCCTCAGTTTGGGTTAAATATTTCCACCAAGATTAAAAATATAATTCTCAAGTCAAAGGGAGAGTACTCTTCTATTATCGACAAGCTACCCCCGGATTTGGTTGCCGCCATTAAGAGTGGTGAAAACATAATTCCGTTAGACCCAGAAAAAACCTTTGCGTATTACTACAAAAAGGATGATTGGCAGATGTGGTCTAACCCCATGATATTGTCAGTTTTAGATGACATCCTTATGCTTGAAAAGATGAAGCTTGCGGACATGTCTGCTTTGGATGGTGCTATTTCTAATATCCGTTTGTGGAAACTCGGTGATCTAGACAACAAGATTCTCCCAACCAAGACTGCGATCAACAAGCTAAGAAACATTCTGGCCAGCAATGTTGGTGGTGGTACTATGGATTTGGTTTGGGGTCCAGAACTAGACTTTAAAGAATCCGCCACAGAGGTTCACAAATTCTTAGGCGCTGAAAAATATCAACCAGTCTTAAACAGCATCTACGCTGGACTGGGAATTCCCCCCACACTCACAGGAGCCTCCAACGCTTCTGGTGGTGGTTTTACTAACAACTTTGTCTCTCTTAAGACAATGATTGAGAGACTTGAGTATGGCAGAGAAATCCTGACCAATTTCTGGACCCAAGAGATCGTAAAGGTTCAGAAGGCTATGGGCTTTAGATTTCCAGCCGAAGTTCACTTTGACAAAATGATCTTGTCTGACGAATCTTCAGAAAAGAATCTGCTGATTCAGTTGGCTGATAGAGATCTTATCAGTGTTGAAACTCTACAGGAGCGTTTTGGAGAGATTCCAGAGATCGAGAAGA